CGCTGCTCCACGCGCTCGTAGAAGGGATCATTGGCAGATTCAAACATACAGCTCAGGCCATTGGCCCCGGCAATCTCATTGGCAATGCCGGAGAGGGTGTAGGATTCCCACGCCTTGGACTTCTTGGTCTGCCGGATCGGCGCACTGAAGGACAGGGACGTGCCTTTAATGGTGACGGTAGAGGGCGGGCCAGCCGCCGACACGCTGTCCAGTTCAAAATCGCCGGTGGGGAGGGTGCTGTCATTGCCCCAGTTCTTCTGGGTGAAGGCCGCGCTGAACTTCAGCCCCGCGCCGGCCGCCGCGTCAATAACCTGATCCAGCCAGCTTTGCAGCCAGTCCCCCTCGCGGTCCTGAATCTTGATCTGAAGATCGTCCGTCTCGCCTTCCTCGTTGTCCGTATAGGTGATGGACAGCAGGTAGGGCTTGATAGATTTGGTGATATCCACGCCGTCAAAGGTAACTTCGGCTTCCGTCCGGCGAGTATTTTTATAATCGCTCATTTTGTTCCTCGCTTCCACGGCGGCAGCGTTGCCAGGATCTTCTTCTCCGGCTCAGGCAGAACCAGGATGATTCCCGCCGGGAAGGTGTGGTACATCCGGTACTGCCGGTTCAGATTCATGAGCCGGTCCGTATAGGCTTCGCTGCCAAGCTGTGCAAAGGCGATGCTGTCCCACATATCGCCCTGAACTGTACGGTAGGTTTTCATCAGAACCAATCCTTCCTCCGAGCATCGGCCTGCATTCTCTCCCAGGCTTTCTCAAATTCCCCCTGTATCTCGCCGCGCCGGACGTAGTCCTCCAGCGCCTGCACTGTCTCCGGCGTGGCGTTGCCATCAATGTGGATGTGGATTTCAACCTTGGCCGGGCCGAAAGATCCGTTGTCACTCGTTGGCACCGGGACCGATGCCGTTTCCGCTGAGCCTATGGCAGACACAATCGCGTCGCGTGGACTGGCATAGGCTGTATAATCGGATCTGCTGATGGCATTGTAAGCGCCAGCATTGTAGACGGCCTCGCTGTAGTTGGTGTAGGCTGCATTGCTGATTTTCGTCAGCTTTGCGACCTCAGCCATAGCGGCGGGCGCATTGCCGGTTCCACCCGCATAGGCCCCCACCTGATTGCCATAGGCGGTCAGAATGGCATACTCACGGGACACTTCGGCGGGCAGCACGGTTTCGCCGCCGCGCATTCGGATCAGCTCCGGGCCTTCCTCGCCTACCCAGGCCCAGCCGGGCGGCGCGCTGTTGGTGCCGGAGGCATAGGCACCGGGCGCATGATCTCCAGCGTCACCGCTGTGGCCACGGCTGGTATTGCGCAGGTCCAGCCCCAGCGCATTGGCCGCGGCATTCCCCAGCTGCGCGAAGGCGTTCTGTACCCAGGGCTGCATTTTATCAGCCTGGTCAATGAATGCCTGGATCGTCTCCCGTGCGCTTTGGGCCGCCTCGTCCGGCAGCTCCATCGCGTCCACACCATCCCGGACGGCCTGCTCCATCTCCGTCATCGCATCATTCAGCCCAACCTGAATTTCCGCCACTGTGCCGGAAAAGCTCTCCTTGCCCTCCTGGACCTGGGCAAAGGCGGCGTTCAGCTCCTCAATCTTGGCCTGGCCGCTGTTCACGATGGCCTGCAGATAGGCGGCGCTCTGGGTGCTGCCGTCGCTGAGCTGGGACAACAGTCCTTCGGAGAGTCCCATTTCCGCCGCTTTCTGCAGATTCTCTGAATAGGTGGCCATGTAGTTGATCTGGGATTCCAGGGATGAGATCATGTCGCTGACGGAGGTGTCAACCTTCACCTTCATCTCATCGAACAGGCCGATTTGTCCGGAAATGTTCGCATAGGCAGACTTATAGACGTTGTCGTAGCTTTCTGCCAGCTCCATCAGCCGCTCCTGTACCGGATCGAGCGCATTGCTCAGTTCCGGAAGCGCGGCAGTCTGCTCATCCACCGCGCCGGTAGACCTGCGGAACGCCTCCTCCAGAAGCGACATTTCTTCCTGGGCGGCAGCAGCGGCGTCTGCTCCCTCGGCAATGGCCTGGGTATAAACTTCTTCTGCTTTCTGCGCTGACCAGATTTCATTTTCAATATCGCCAAGAGAGGCGGAGAGCTGATCGTACTCATACTGCATCGCCCGTACCGCATCCGGGTCCGCGCCAGCGTCTCCCATCTCCTCCTGAAGCTCATTCATTCGGCTCAACGTTTCAGAACGCTTTTTCTCCGCCTGCTCCAGACTGGTCTGTGCGCGGGTCAGCTCAACGCTGTTTTTCTCGGCTTCAATGAGAACGTCCGCCTGGGCCGCATACATGGCGGTAAGCCGCTCCTGATACGCCTGTGCCATCGCGTTCTTCTTCCATGCGTCGGCATTGGCGCGGAGGGCGTTGGTCGATGCCTCCAGGACATAGGTGGTGCGGCCATACTCATCTGTGGTCTGGCTGATACAGTCGGAGAGTGACGGTATAGTTTGCAGCAGCAGGGCCAGCGTGTTCTGATACTGCTGATGCTCATCCTCCGAAAGGCTGGCGGAGTCGCCCATCGCCTCCAGCTTGTCGATGTACGTGTCAGCCACATTCGCAGCGGCCAGCGCGGAAGAGGACGCATCGTCATAGGCCGCCGCAGAGGACTCCAGCGTGCTCTGCATCTCGGATGCGGCTTCGGTGAGCTCCTTGACGGATGGAATGCCATCATCTAAAGCGGTGGTCATGCCAACTACCGCAGCGGTGACGCCCGCCACGGCGGCGGCCACGCCCAGAACAGCACCCACAGGCCCAGTAAACAGCGCCGCGACATTCAATGCCTGGAATATCTTCAGCGCCGCGTTTACACCCGTTATGGCTACCGTTGCAGCGCCCATGACGCCGGTGAAGGTCATGACGCCCTTTGTCATCGCCGGGTGCGCCTGGATAAAGTCGTTGACCCAGGTGAGTACATCCGTGCCGATTTCGGCCAGGCGGCGCAGCTCCGGATTGAACTGTTCCCCAATAGTGGTTTTCACCGCTTCCATGGCGGAATCCATCAGGGTCAGCTGGCCCCGGAGGTTGTCCATCTTGATGTCGGCCATACGCTTGGCCGCGCCGGTGCAGTTGTTGATGCTGGCGGTCAGGGACTGATAATCCGCGTCGGTGGCGTTCAGGATCGCCAGCAGGCCGTTGTAGCCGCGCTGGCCAGCAATCGCCATAGCATTGTTCACCCGCTCCGCTTCGGTCATCTGATCGAAGTAGACGCGCAGCTCATCAATGGTACCGGCGAAGTCCTTCATGGTGCCATCCGCCTTGATGGCAGAGAACTCATACTCACCGAACGCAGCGGCGGTCAAGGTGGCGCCCTCCAACAGCCCGTTGAAGGTGTTCTTCAGCGCGGTACCGGCAATGGAGCCTTTGACACCGGCGTTGGCCATCAGGCCCACGCCGACGGCAACATCCTCTATGCTGTAGCCCAAAGAGCCCGCAATGGCGGCAGACTGCTTGAAGGTCTCACCCATGATGCTGACGCTGGTATTGGAGTTGGTAGCGGCCGCCGCCAGCACATCCGAAAAATGGGCTGTGTCGGCAGCGGTCAGGCCAAAGGCGGTCAGGTTGTCGGTGACGATATCCGACACCTGCGCCAGGTCCTCGCCAGCGGCGGCGGCCAGGTTGATCACGCCGTCCATACCGGCCATCATCTGCTGCGCGTCCCATCCGGCCATAGCCATGTAGCCCATGGCGTCGGCGGACTGCTGGGCGGTGAACTTGGTTGTTGCACCCAGCTCCTTTGCCGCAGCGGTCAATTCGGCCATTTCCTGGGTCGTGGAACCGGAGAGAGCCTCCACGTTGCTCATGGACGACTCGAAGTCCGCCGCCACGGAGACGCACTCCGCATAGGCATCGCAGATTTCACGCAGCCCGGTGGCGATCCCGGCGGAGACAAGGGCCTGCTGCGCCGCTGCAAAGGCGTCCTGCACAGATCCGCCGAAGGACTGCGCACCCCTGGCAGCCTCCTCCTGCTGCCGCGCCAGATCCCGCATCTGAGCGGCCAGCCGCTGGCTCTCGCCGGAAAGATTGCTCGTATCCACCCTGGCGTCGTTCAGGCGCTGTTCGGTTGCGCTCAGCTTCTGGTTCTGCCGCTCAAGGGCGGTAGTCGTATCGCTGATGCGCTGCTCCAGCTTCGCCTGCTCGCGCTCCAGGCCGGCGGTAGGACCATCGGTTTCCTTGATCTCCTTCTGGATCAGGTCGTACTGTTTTTCAAGGTTGCGCAGCTTGGCCTCGGTGTTCTGCACCGCCTTCTGCTGCTTCTGGTAAGAAGAGATGTCGGACTGGAGGCGGTTCATGCTCTGGATCTCTTTCCCCAGCCGGGCAAATTCCTGCTGGGCGCTGTTGAACGTTCCCTTGAAATTGCCGTTCAAAGAAGCGTTCAAGGCAAATAATATACTGTGTTCCTTACCGGCCACGGGATGCAGCCGCCTCCTTTCTCCGTTGATTTTCTTCCATTACCAGCTTGTTGTGGGACTTGATCCACAACGGCAGCTCTATCAGGGGCATGGAGAGCCATTCAGTTACAGGTGTGTTTCGCTCGTTTGCGAGGATCAGGCATTGTTCCCGGAGCCAGCCGCCCCCGTCGCCGGCCTTGACTCCGAACGTATTAAAAAACGCTGCGCCGCCCCGCAGATTTTCCGGAATTCCCGCAGAGGCAGGGCATACAGCGTTTTTGTTGAGATGGTGCGGAACCCATCGGCATTGCGATAGGTGCAGGCCCTTGCTGCCATTGCGGCCAGATATTCCGGGGTAAACTCAGCAATCACGGTGGTGATGCCGCGCTGGAGCAACTCCCGCTCAATCGCAACGCTGTCCCGCCCGCTGAGGGAATCCCACCGGAAAGTCAGATCTTCGTAGGTGATGCCTTCATAGGTAAAGGGCCTCTGGAAGGTGTGCGTATATGTACAGATATCAGCTTCGGCTTGCGCCTCCGCCTCCAGCTGCTCCGCCTGCTTGACGGTGCCTTCCAGGGTTGTGGTTTTCTTTTCTTCGTTCATGTTGAGCCTCCATGTTAAATTTCGAGAGCGCCCAGTGCGCAACTACACTGGACGCTCATTTTTTTAGCTGTACCCCAGGGCCTTGCGGACATCGGCCATGTAGTCCACGCCATTGACACGGAAGGTCATGTTGCGCTTGTCGATGTACCACAGCTCCACGCCGTCCCGGTAGGCAGCGTACACATACACATCAAACTGGCCGGAAGAATCGGAGGCTGTCGCGGGGGCGAGACCGCCGGATTTCATGCTTTTGGGCCGGGCGATGAACACGTACTTGTTAGGCCACACGCCGATCTCTGCTTCCTCGATCTCCCAGTATTCCTCCGCCACCCGGATCTCGATCTGATGCTTGCGCTGCTCAAGGAACATGGCAAAGGTTTTCGGGTCCGTATGGCTGAGAAAGTCCATTCCCAGTTCCATATTCTCGATCATACCCA